GCCCCTAGACGGTTCCAGTCGTAGGCGTCGAAAGGTTCGAATGTCGCGTGATATGCTTTCACCTTTGGCATAGTCGGAGAATATTGAGTAGATAGCGTTTTTGCAACCGTTCCTTGAGCAGCCCGCACAGGCGCTTTGGCAGCCGGAATAACCGCCATCGCATTCAGGCCAGCCCCGAGATAATTGCCCGCCTGTGCGTCTCTCTGCGCTTCCTGCCCCGCCATTGGAATGCCCATCGGCGTCAAGTCCGCTAAACCGGCACCAAGCGTGCCAATACCGCGCGAACCCATCAAGCCTTCAACCATGTTCGCACGCGCAGAACCCGGCCTTGCCTCCCCCATCAGCGCCGCCGCAAGCCGATCACGGATTGTCGGGTTATAGGGGCGCAACTCCGCCATTACATCACCCCGCCGAGTTCATAGGTGAGATCAAAGCCGTTGACTTGCAATTGAACCGGATTGCCCTGCCCGCTGGCCCTCGCCACCATGCGCACCGCAGCGACATAGCCCGGCTTATCCGTTACCGAACGCCATTTCGCGCTCAACTGAAGCCCGCCCGCCCAATAGCCCGCATTCCAGTCCGTCTCGCCCCAATTCGTGACGTTGGCCGTCGCCGCCTGAATCGAATTCGTCGGCTTGTTCGAAGCGTAATCGACGTTCAAGCCAATCTGCGGGCTTGTGTCGCCGTTGGCATAGATAATCGGCCTGATCATTTTCCAGAACTTTAGCCGCGACTGCTGATCGAACGGATCGAAATAGGTCTGCATGTCCCCGATAATATCCGAACCGCCGTCCGAACCGGCACTATCGGCTTCATAAACCTTGCCGTTATTGCCGCCAAAGAACAGCCGCCCGTCCATGACTTCCCAACACGCGGCATTCTGGTTCGTAAACTTGCACCAAGCGCCGGTTTGCGTATTCATCACGAACTGCACTTGCTGCTTACCTTCCGAAATCGGCACGTTCATGATGGCCATTTTCCCTTTGGGATAGGCCATGATTTGCCAGCCGAAATTCGTCTTGTAGCGCCGCGCCGCGAGGTTAATTTCCTGCGCGATATTCTGCGTCAAGGCTATCGAACCCAAGGCTGCCGGATCAGTCTTGAGCGCCTGCGACAAGGGCAGAATGCCGATTTCGGTATTGATGTAGAGATCGCCGCCGACCTTCACCATGCAGCGATTGCCGAGAGGCCGCGCCATGTCGAAGACGCCAATCAGGCTCCAGTCATTGGCATCGCCGGGATCAGAACCCGCGTAAAAAGCCACTTGGCCCTGCGTCGTGATAAACACCGCCCTATCGTCAGGGCCTACGCCGCCATCGCCGGTATAGGTCCCCATCGCGACAAGCTGGCCACCGCGCGAGAAGACATCGCCCAATTCGAACGTGGATGCCGCGCCCGCGACTGACCCCGTGGGCAGATACGCAAACTTGAGGCTGTTCTTGACGATAAAATATAGCCGCGATTTATAGACGTTCACATGGCTGAAGTTGTCGCTTGTGGTGCCGGTAATCGAAGGCGTTGCCCATGCCGAGCCGTTGTAGTGCTTGGCCGTGTCCGCGCCATTCACGCAAAACAGGAAATGCCCGCCGCTGGTCGAAAAATTCACATGCTGGAGTTTTGAGCTTGTCAGCGTTGTCACACTGGACGCCGAGGCCGTCGAGCTTGTGACATCGTAGATCGTGTCATTCGAGACCGCAAAAAGCTTGTTCGCACTTGTCCCGTGATAGGCCATCAGCGAATTGACGGGGGTTGTTTCCGTCGTATTGGAATGCTGCGCCCATCCAGCCCGCAATTCCACCGTGTCAGCCTTGGGAAAGAAGTTCTCAAGGATCAGCGCCGTTCCCGGCACGCCCAGGGCGACGTTGTTAATGGCAACCCAGCCCTTTGTCGGGGCGGGGATGAATTTTGGCGCGACGGTGCGGGACCGTTGCGGGTTTGGGCGAAGCGCCTGCAACATCAGACAATCACTCGCGGATCGGAGGCGGGGGCATCGGCATAGTCGCCAAAGAAATCCGAACGCAGGCGTATGACTTGCCGCCCGCCCTCTACCGCGCCCGTCTTCGCGCATTCAAGCTGGTAGGTGCGAAAGTCTTCGGCGTAATCAAAGCCCTTGGCTTGTTTAAAGCGCCATACAAGGCCAAGAGAGACAAGCCGCTCCGGAATGACCGCGACATCCGTATCCGCCGCCCAGCGCGCTCTACGGGTCGTCAGCGTCTCGTCGATGATCCAGTATTTCGAGCGATATTCGAGCTTGATGTCGTCGCCGTTATCAGGCGCGGGGTAAAACTCAATAGTGTCGCCAAACAACCGCCAAACCGGGTTGACGGGATCGGTCTGCGCCACCTTGTAACGCAGCATCTCATCGTCGTTGACCATCTTCAGCGGCAGTTCAGGGCTTTCGTCAATCCACAAGGGATAACCGGGAGCAAATCGGTCGAAATCCCCCGGCAAGGTGTAGTCCGTGCTTGAACCATCGCCCGTCAGCGTTCCCAACACTTTGAGCGAACGCCAATCAAACCGGCGCGAAAGAGCGTCACCCTCGACTTGGGCAAGATGCTTGAACATGGTCACGGTTGCGTCCGAATTGGCGTAAACCAAAGACGGCGCGTCAAACCCGCATTGGACCATCGCGTCCTGCGTAAGGGTGAGCAAACTCATCAGGCAGCCTCGCTGTCTTCGATGTCTTCAGCCGCTTCGGCTTTGGGCGGGCGTCCCCGGCGTTTGGGAGCGGGATCGGCAGCAGCCACTTGTTCTTCAAGCATGGAACGCAGGGCCGCGATTTCTTCGGCCTGCTGGCGAAGCCGCAGTTCAACCGCGTGCTGGTCCTTGGCTTCCAAGAACGCCTTGGCTTCGTCCTTGTAGCGGCGGACATCAGGCAAGCGCACCATCTGCATGACCTTCTCCGGCATCCCGGCGATGTCTTCGACCGACTGCAAGCCTGCCGACTTGAAGATGCCGACGAGTTCAGGTGTCAGTCCCGGCCAAGCACCGAGCGGCGTGCCATGAACGGGAGCGGCCTGACCCTTTTTCCACGCATCATAGGCAGGCTCAATCGCATCCCAATCGGGCGCGGCCATCACCTTCGGCGTGATGAGGATATTCGTGGTGGACATATTCAGAGCGCCGGGGCGGGTGATTTCAACCCAGTGCCGTTCCTGAATGCTCCCATCGGGAAGCGTCGGATATTCTGAATAAAATCGGACTGGTCGCGATACGAATTCGTTCGATGCCATTACTCTCTCCAGTGCTTCATGAGGTCGTTAAGATGATGCGGCCTTGGAAGGCCGTGGAAAGCGACAACCCGCGCGCCTTCCGGAATGCCCTGCCCGCACGAAGCCTTGAAGCTCACGAGCTGGCCGGGGAATTTGTCTTGCAGAACGTCGCAACCGGGCATCACCGCTTCGATAAACCCGCCGTCGCCACGGGGATGAAACTGCGGCTTGCCGCGTTCCCATCGTTCATAGATGCCAGTCACTTTGTCGGCGTTCCAAGCCATCACGGACGAGGTTTTCAGGTCCGGGTGAAACCAGTCCCGCACCATCGCAAAGTCGCCGTCATAGGCCGCGATGTCATTGAGCGAACCGACAATCACCGTGTCGAGGTCGAAGAACAGGCAGCGGCCCTTGAAACGCCTTGGCTGAAACGCAACGAGTTTTCTCCACCATCCCGTCACGCCTTCGGGGACATCGGCTTCGGTCAAAACATGAAAGGTATGGGGAACACTGAGATTGCGGGTTATTCCAAGTTTCAGCTTGTGGACATATTCTTCGCCGCGCCCGAGATAGTTCCAGGCGTTCACCATCACGACATTCAGCATATGCCCTCGCGCTCGCAGTGCTGCAAAAGGCCATCGCCAAAAAGCTTGATGTTGGGCCGATCCGCTTCCGGCAGGGCCGCGAACATCGCCTTCATCTCGAACCAATCCGAGACTTGTTGGACGAAATTCTGCCGCGTCCGATAGCCGAACATTTCCAGAGAGCCGAAGCCGTCCGTGTGATCGGCATAGGCGTGCGTCGCATTGCCCTTGAACGAACTATCAAGCCCGTGGCCATGAAACGTCCGGAACCCCATGAAATGCCCGAGGTTGAACCACCTCAAGCCCATTGTGGTGCCGCCGCCGATGAAGTGCTTCGCGCCCTTGGCGATTGTCTCAATGTCCGGCAGCCCAAGGGGATGCCAAAGGCAGACATTCAGGCCCTCAAGCTTGTCGAACAGTTTTGGATGACAGGTTGAGGCCACGAAGTAGAACACCCCGTCTGCCCGCTCCACGACATCGGCCATGTGTTCGCGCGGGTCCATGACGCCAACGCCCCACGGCTTGACATCCTTTTCCAGCAAAAACCCCAGCGAACCGTTGACGGCGCAAATCACGCCTTCCAGCTCTTTGTAGGTGTCTTCAAGGGATGGCCCGCCCGCCGCTATGCTCATCACATGGCTATGGGGATGCTTCGGGCCTATTTCCGGCAAGCCTCTGGAAAGAGCCGAGCGGATGTTTTCTGCATATTGTTCATCCTCCACGCACGTTGAAACCGGCGCGAAGGTGAGAACGCGGGAGATAACCCCCGCGCCCTCATTTTGGATTTCAGCCATTAGCTGAAGGAGGTGCGATCATTCACATAGGGGCGCTGGATTTCGAACGTGGTGACGCCCGAACCCACAGTCGTGAGAGCCGCCGTCTTGGCGAGGTTCACGCCGTCGCCCGCAACGGACGCATCGTCAACCGAACCCGCCGTGGCGGTAATCCACACGCGGGTGTTGGACGCAATCTGCGTCAGGCACTTGCCGACAGCCGTACCGCTGATCTGGAACCAGCCGTAATAGGAAGCCGTCGTGGCTGCCATAGCGATAGCGCAAGGGCCGATGGCATTCGCCGCCAGAAGCGCCGTCGTGCCGTCTTCGTCCTTGTAGGTGACCCAAGAGCCGAGCGCGCAAGACGCCACGCCCTTGAGGTACTTGAACTCGCCTTCGCCATACGTGGGGTCGAAAGCGCGAACGATCTTGCCAAGGGGATGCTTGGCAGCCGTCTCAATTGCCGTAATCGGCTGCGAGCCTGCTACGGGGTCAGCGATAGTGTAAGCCATGTCAGTTTTCCTTCTTTCGTCTGTTGCGTTTGAGTACCGGAGCAGTCAACGCTTCCTCGACTGAAAGGCCGCGAACTAAACGGTTGTGGATAGTTGTTGCGCCAACATTCAATTCTCGCGCCCACTGTGAAAGTGGTTGCGATTTTCCATTGAACGCAAGAACTAGGTTGCTGCGCTTGTTGAGCGCCTGTTCGTCCATCGACGCCCAGCGACAATTTTCCGGCGAATAGCCAAGGTTATTGTCAATGCGCTCTAGAGACATTCCATCCGGAACGTCGCCCATGCTGGCGACAAACCCGTCAATCGTGTGCCA